GGCGATCCTTTCGGTCTAAATACTAACCCGGCAAACTTGTCGGGAATTCAGCTCTCGATTCTTGGTTCGCTTGGTATCTCCAAGCTCCCTCGGTCGTAGCAATTAAGACGGGAATTACCGTCGTAACAACGTAAAACCAATAGGAGCTTCCAATGCTAGCAGATCCACAGAGTGTTACTATCAATGCAGTCGCGGTTTCTTTGCCACGAACGCAGGCTGGTGCCACACAAAATGTGTATACATCAGCTGATGGTAATACTATCGTAGCCACAAAGCAGAATATTACTGCTTCGCGGTTCCGTCGTGAAGTGCGGCTGTCTCAGAAAAAGATCGCCGCCGATCCCATTTCCGCTGTTAATACGGAAAAGGGCGTCAGCGTATATCTCGTCGTCGACGAGCCTAAAACTGGCTTCACGGATACTGAGATCGGCTATCTGATCGATGCCTTGAAGGCTTGGTTGACTTCAACCAATTACAACAAGGTACTCGGCGGCGAATACTGACACAGTGTTCACCAATCAGATAGGCTAATTGCCGGCGTTGGACGGTTTCTATGCCCCTATAAAGATGGAGGTATAGATGGAAAGACCGGCCATGCTTCTCGAGACCATCCTACGTCAATGTGGGATGGATCTAGACTTGTCCGTAGAACGTGATGTCGCGCAAATGCGGCATCGCTATGAACAAGAAGGGTTCTCGTTTTTATCGATAACCCTCCCCAGGCTCTCTGATGCCCTACTTCAGGGTATTGAGGCCGGGCGGTTCACATGCCCTGCTGGTTTCAGCAGACATGGAAGTCTCCCCCGATTTCTTGGAGGTTTCTTCAACCGACTGTTCAGTCGTGACGGTGTGCTATTGCATAGTGCTAAGGCGGAGACGATAAGTTCACTCCGTCAGATCTTAGACTTCTGGAAGAAGCCGAAGATTGCTTGCTCGCCAGAGCGTGAAGCTCTGGCAGAAGCCAAGTACATAGCAATAGAGGAGGAGCTCAGCATGCTTCGTTCGGCAGTAACAAAGAAGGATAATACCCTCGATGAAGTTGCCGGAATCCTTTGGTCCACAATCTTTGATGAAGTGGATCCCCTGGATCTTATATGTAAGCATGGTCCTGGTAACACTGCTGATAGGCGGCTGCAAAACAGCAGACGACAGTTCAGTTGGTGGTACGAAAGAACAGAGCCGTGGTTTCCTTCAGCTTTACACTGCTATCCAAACTATGGATATGCAGCGGAAGCTGCTGGAGGCCCCTTCGGAGGATCGAAGTCCTTAAACTTCGTAAACGAGTGGCAAGAACCGCCCGTTCGCGTCGTTTTCGTTCCCAAAACTCTGAAGACTCCTCGAGTCATCGCTCTAGAACCGAGTCCGATGCAGTATATGCAGCAAGGTTTGCTGTCGTATATTGTACCGCGGCTAGAGCATCATTGGCTTACAAAGTCCTCTATCCGATTCTCGGATCAGAGTGTGAACCAACGACTCGCACACAAAGCGAGTCTGGACAAGACTTTGACAACACTCGATTTGAGTGATGCCTCAGATAGAGTGCATGTTGACCTAGTTGATAGGTTATTCAGGCGCTCTGGGATTGGCGATTACTTACTCGCCGTCCGGTCCGGACAAGCTGATTTACCTTCTGGGAAGCGCATAACGTTGTACAAATATGCTTCAATGGGTTCAGCTACTTGCTTTCCTGTTGAAGCTATGGTTTTCTATACCATAGTACAGTCGGCTATGCACCATCAAGATGGTAGACGTCCGAGTTCACGATCAATCGCACACTACTCGCGATCGATCGACATTTACGGGGATGATATCATTATTCCCGTGAATTATACGGACGCAGTTGTGCATCACCTTGAAGCCTATGGGCTAAAGGTTAACGTCAACAAGTCCTTCCGGCATTCACTATTCCGGGAGTCTTGCGGTGCTGACTTCTATAACGGTGAATCGGTTAGACCGATTTACGCCAGAGAGTTAGCTCCCGACGATGCACGACACTGGACAGCGTCTCAAGTGTCCTCCTGGACTGCCACGGCGAACCAGTTTTACATAGCTGGTTCGTGGCGCGTAGCCCAAGTGATACGCGAGATGCTGGAGAGCGTCTTGCGTGTTCCAATACCCCGTTCCCGCGAAAGTCGTGGGGACGGGATAGTCTTCATTTCTGCTTTGTTCACAACAGAGTGCCGGTTTAATTCGGCGCTCTATGCGTTCGAACAGAAAAGAACCGTGTACATCCCTCTTAAAAGAAAGGACTACATCGATGGAAACGCAACAGCCTGCCTCAATAAATGGGGCCAAGGTCTCCGAGAATATCTTACTGGCGGTTACCATAGCTTTCAACAGCATGGGCAACGAG